TTCCGTGTCGAAATAAGGTGGTGAAGTAAAACATAAATCAAGAGATGACTTGTTCGGAAGGTATTCTTCACTCCCTTGTTTATATATATCAACTTTTTTTGGAATATACGAAAAATCTTTTTTCATTTTTAATAAACCCTTATAAGTTCTTGTAGATGGTTCAGTTCCTATGTAATGTTTAGTATTAGATGATGAAAGGAATCCTAATAACCTCCCGCCCCATCCTGCTGACATATCCCATATTACTCCATCACCACCATATTTTTCATAAACTAATTTAGCTGCTGTTGGTCTAAAATTAGATACTGATTGAGTTCCGGTATATATTTTAAGTGATTGTCTAAGTCTATTTTCATGAAACTTATGTGGTGCATAATCAGGATCATCACTGCCCCAATGTTTTAATTCCCATGTCCAACACTTTCTAATAGTAGATTTGAACCCCTTATCATCATTAAAAGTTTCCATCGGAGATTTCATAGAATTGCCACATTTAATTTCCCAAAAAAATGGAAAATATGACCATGCTAATCGAAGAGCATGCATCGTTTGTATAATCTGTTTTCCATCAAGTATATTCGAAACATCAAACTTTTGCAGTTTTTTCATGTGTTTGTGTTTCTCATCTTCGCGAATTTTATAATGTGGAAAACCATGTCTGCGATAATATTTAAATATGACTTCTACACCATATTCAATATCTACGGTATCTATATTATTTACAACCCTATCAAATTCTAAATCATCTTTATCATAATCTACAAATTTACCAAGAGTTTCATAATCAACCCTACTCATATTTTTATGGAAGATTTAACTTCTTGATTTTATTTTTTTCTATTCCATATTTCTGGAGAATAGATTTTAGATTTGCTTTACCTTGTTCGGTCGCATAGAATACATCCAAGTATTCCTTGGCCTCTGAAAGACTCAACTCGTAATGTTTTGCAATTATTTCTACTACCCAGTTTTCATATTTCATACTCTTTTTTCCTTTAACATATTTTAACCACTCCTTCTTCTTTGGAAGGACATTAATGTATAACTTATATAAATCTTTTGGTTTAAAATTATATCTCTGAAATTCATTTACTACATCAACATATTCCATTTTCATAGATAGAAATCTATGTATCATATAATTCGACCATTGCTTCTTCTCTGTATCGTTTAGAGAATCCCAATAACCTTTTGTCTGTTTTTGTGTAATGTGTGTAACGTGGTCGAATAAACCTTTATTCTTCATAACTATAAATATTAAAATAATTACCAAACATTCAAATATTAATTATACAAAAGTATCTCCAATTGCAGTTCCTAATAAAATATATCTAATATTATCATGTTTTTCTGCACCATGTAAAGCAAAAGCTGGAAAAACAACTGCTCTTCCTATTTTTGGTGGAATTTTTCGTTGCATTATTTCTAAATCCCCCCCACTATAATCATCATTAAGAAATACAACACAAGTTAATTTAGATAAAGAATCAATTTCTCTCCCTGTACCAAAATCTGTATGTAAAAAACTATTTGAATTTTGTTTATATTTTCTAATCAAAAGTGTGTTTTCCCATAATTGATCTATTTTAAATTTATAGTAAATATCATTAGTTGTTTTAAATAAACTCCAAACATTATTTATTAAAACTTTATCTTCAACTTCAAATAACTCTTGTTTAGTATTATCCATATCATCTTGAGTTTGATTTCCACCTAAATATTTCTTAGATAACTCTGTACTTTTATTTTCTCTTTCATTACAATATTTAATTAATTCTTCACAGGATTGTTTATCTAAAAAATTATCTTTTATAACAAACCAACGAAACATTTTATTTGTAATCATAATTAATAACCACCTGTCAATGCAGTTCTCTTCAAATTTATTTTATATTTATCAACGTTCATAGAATCAAAATATATATCACTAACAACTTTATTATTTTTAGAATAATCTTTATCAAAATTACCTTTTATTTCAAATGATTCATCTAATTTTAACTCATTCACTCCTTTAATATTTAGATACTTTCTATCCTGTTTACTTATATTAATTTTCAAATTTATTTTTAAAACAAAATCTGAATTTGACTTAGTTTTAAAATAAACATGAGTAAAAAATAAGATATCCTTCAAATTATATGTTTGTAAATTATCATTTATATCAAATTCTAAAAATATATTCTTCTTTAAATTATGTAATAACCAAACAAATGCTTTTATATTTTCAATTAATGAATTTATCAAAATCTCCTCAAATTTTACTCCTTTATCTGATAATAAAAATGAGTTTTTAAAAATATAATTATTTAAAACTTTAAGTCTATCACCACCATCACTAAAATTGATTACATTTTTTGATTTTTCTGTAACTGGAAACCGTCCCCTTTGATTAATTTTAAAAATATCCAAAAACAAATCTGTTAAATGGGCTCTCAAATGTCTACTAAAAATATTATTTTTATAATCATTACTTATCCAATTTTTAAGTAAACTTTCATTTTTTGAAATATCAAAAACATCTCTATATAAATCAAGTGGTGTACCATCTAAAACATCTGTACCTTTCATCAAATTAATTCTACCACATTCTTCCCCATATTTAAAACAATCTTTAACATCATATAAAAATTTTAAACCTACTAAAAAATCCATAGAAGTTTCTTTTGGATATCCGGGTATCCAATTTGCATCAAATAAAATTTTATTCTGTGCACAAGATTTCAAAAAGTTTCTAATAACAATAGGAGTTTGGTTCTTTTCCATTAGTGCTAAAGTTTTTGGAACACCATTTTCAACCCCAATGTTCATATAGGATAATCCAGATTTTTTTGCTTTTTTTATAAATTTTTTATTCATTTTTTTATGGGTTCTAAAATATCCTCCCCATTTTATTTTTGGTATTTTTTTCTCATCAATGTTTTTATTTAAAATATCTACAAAATTTTCAAATAAACTTATTGAACCATTTATCAATGAATCTGTAAACCAGAAGTTTTCAACTCCATATTCTTTATTTAATTTTATTATGTCTTCAACTATCTTTTCAGGATTTTTATATCTATATAACCTAGTCTCACTACAAAAAGTACACTTAAAAGTACATCCCCTTGAACCTTGAATCGGTAATATTAAGTTTGAACCAAATTTCGATAATGTATGTTTATCTTCTTTTCTTATTTCAGTATACCCCTTAAAAACTTCTTCACTCCAAGTTGGTGTACTTAAATCATTTAAATTTATTTGTTGTAAATTTCCACTATAAACTGGGGTTCTACCACTTCTACCCTTATTTAAAGCTGATGCAAATGATGGTCTTAACTTATCCCACTTCCAAATTCCACTTGTATTATCATAATTTCCATTTTCTACTAAATCTGTTGCCAAATCTACAATAGTTTTCTCTCCTTCATTTGTTCCACATCCAATATCAACAAATTCTCTATATTTATTTTTTTCTACCAAACCACCATTTTCACCATACCAACAAAATGGACCACCATACCATATGTGTATATTAGGATTAATTTGTCTTAAATATCTAGCAAGATAATCAGTAGTCATTATATTTGATGTATAGGTTGTAAAACTGACCGCATCATAATTAGAAATTTCATGTATTATTTCAAGCCAATAATCTTTAAAAACTGGAATAATATTATTCCAAAAAAATTGTTGTGTACTCCAAACTTCATCATCTATCCATTTTTTAAAATACTCTTTATGTTTCTTTTTTAAATATAACGAACTCATCATGTTAATATCATATTGAGTTGGATTAAAACCCGATTCAGTTAATGCTGTATTTAAACTACCTAACGCAAATGAAGGTGTTACTGTAGACCATTGTGGACAAATACATAATACTATTTTTAAATCTTTCTTTTTCATTATACAAATGTATCCCCCACTGCCCAACACACACAAGAATATCTAGATCCCTTTGTAACTGGATTAACTTGATGACCACCAAAAGATGGATGTATAACCAATTTACCAACTTCAGGTTCAATTATTGTACCATCAAAAAATTGAAATTCTCCACCTTCATAATCATCATTTAAAAAAACAATTAAAGTTAATTTTACTGTACTATACTCATCAATGGGATGAAAATCAGAATGTGATGTGTACCAATCTCCTACATCATATCTATGACCACCATATCTATTTTTAAATATACCCTGTATATTAAATTTATATGTAAACTGATTTGAGATTTTAATAACATTCCAAAATTTATTTAAATACTTTTGATCTATAAAATAAGCTATATTCAAATTACAAACATCTAAAGGCATTGAATCTTTACTGCTAAGTTTATCTAAATCAGATCCATAATGGCCTTCTTTTCTACGGGAATCTTTATCAATTTTCTTTTTAATTAATTTACATTCTTCTTCTGTAAAGAAATTTTTTCTTTCTAAATACCACCTAAAAGATAGATTAGTTTTTAAATTATTTATATCAATTGATTTATACAAAAGTATCTCCTGAAATGAATTCTTGTAATGAATATCTAACCCCCTTAGTTACTGGAGTAACTCTATGAAAAAATATTGGTGAAAATACAATTAATGTTCCTTTTTCTTTTACCATTTCATAAAATTCTAATGTCTTTGGATCTTGGATTGCTAGTTGAATTGAACCACCTTCATATTCACTCGGATCTGATAATTGTAGTATTGTAACTAACTTTCTTGTCGAAGATATACCCGAATTAAAATCTGAATGCCATGTGTAAAAATCTCCTGGTGTATATTCAATTAACTTAATATTGTTTTCAACTTCTTGTATATTTAAATTCCAAGATAATTGATTACAAACTTTTGCAGCAATATAAAGTTTCTGTTGTAAATCACTGTAATCTCCTACAACATAATCTCTCATGTCCTTGTGTAAATACCACTCCGAAACATGCCTAAATTCAGGTACGTGATCTTCACCATGATGTGGTTCAAGACAACCAAACTCTTTCTTTTCAGTAGATTTAATTTTATCTACTAGCTCATCACATTCATCACTTGTGAAAAAATTTGGTTTACTAATATACCACTGCCAATTATTATTCTGTTTCAATTATACTTTCCTTTAAATAATCTGCAAATTTTTCATGACTAATTTTATTTGGATGACCATTTTCACAAAATCCATCATTTAATGATTTCTTAATACCGTTCTTAATAATAAAATCTGCAAATGTAAGTTTTGTAAATACATTTTTATTTAATTCTTTTCTTATGTTAAATAATTTTTTATGTGATATACCAAAAGAAAAAAATAATCTATATTCAAGATTCAATGATTTTAAATAATTTTCAAATAATACAATATCAAAATAATCCCATTCAAATTTTGATCTTGTATTTGCCGTAAATCCAACAATAAAAAAAGTATCTTTAAGTTTTCTTTTATTTTTTGAAATCCACCTTAAAGTTTTAAGAATTATTTCCTCATTGCTAATAGCGGATTTAGATTGATTAATTTCTTTTAAATTTAAATCTTTTGATAGTTTATATGAAAAACGTTCTTTTCTTCTATTATCTAATTCATCACCATCACACCAACTACATCCGTTTATGTACAAATTTTTTTTATTTAAATGTATTTCCATGAGCCCAAGTTAATAATGAATACCTAACTCCTAATTTTACTGGTCTTATTCGGTGTATTAACATCGAATTAAAAATTATAATAGTACCTTTTTTTCTTGTACCTTTTAAAAAAGTATTATTTTCTTTTATAGTAAGTCCAAATTCCAAATCCCCACCTTCGTATTCATTACTATCTGACAATTGAACAATAATACTCAATTTACGGATAGATTCTTCTCCTTGTCCAAAATCAGGATGCCAATCATACTTATCATCAACTTTATATTTTAAAACCTTAATTGGCTCTAATTGAGAATTTAAATCATAGTTAAAAGTTTTTTGATTCGCAACTTTTACTATAAATTCAATTTTATCCTTTAACCAATTCTCATTGTAATCATATTCTAAAGCTTTTCTATATTCTCTAACTTCTGAAAACGTATCTTTTTTATCATATCCAGAAACAAGTTTAGCTTCTTTTTCATTAATAAGATGTTCTTTTATTTCAGATATTTCAGAATTATTAAGAAAATCAGGCTGTTCTACAAACCACTTAAAAGTATCATTTCGTTTCATATAACCATTATTTTTTTATATTTAAAAATTATTTAGGTGGTAAATTATGTACTAATATTTCACTCTGAAAATATGTATCAATATCTTCAACATTTAAAGAATAAAAGGTTTCTGATTCTAAAACTTCTAATATACTTGTAATTTCTACTTCATTACCATCTTTATCTAAAAGATAATTACCTACTTCTATATCCAAACTAAAACTCCAAGTATCATCCTTTTTTACAAAATGATGGGAAATATAAGTATATTTTATACTATTATTTGCTAACCAATAACTTGGTACTTCTTCTGAATAAATATCAATCACAACTGAACCACTTGCAAATGAACCACTTAAATCAGTAGTAGAATATAATGCATATGGATTTCCACTTGATTCATCTGGTAATCCAATTGGTTGATAAGATTTTACAACATCACCAACATCAACGTCTTGAATTTGTTTGGTAGACTCATCATACATTGTTATTAAACTACCACTAGCAGTAGTGTATCCTATCTCACTACCTCTACCCCAACTCCAAATTTCTGAATCAAGACTGCTCTTTGTTAGTTTTGTTTTGTGCGTTATATATGTATCTTTTAATAAAATATTTTTTTCTGGTGTCATTAAATATATCTGTTTTCCGGCGGACATATAACTTTTTCCGTTATAATAACTACCACTTCCTATTATAAATTTTTCTACAATATTACCCAAATGATAAGAACCAGTAGAAACAAAATTATAAAATCCTATTTTATTGTTAAAGGTTAATGAATTATCCTGTTGAGAATCCTTCACCACATAATCTGGAAAATTAGTATTTGTAGTATAAGAACTACTATCAAATAATGATATCAAGGAAGATGAAACGGGAGAAGCTGATAGAATATCTCTAAATGCAAGTTTATCAAAAGAACCGCTTGTTAATGTATATAATGAATCAGTAGCCCAATAAAGTCCTCCTAAAAATAAATGAAAAGTATCCGAAGACTCTTCTACTCCTACTTGTTCAAAATAAGAACTTGTATAATCAGGATTTGGACTTGTAGTAGACCGAAACTCAGAAAAACTACAGGAAATATTAGAATTAGCAAAACTACTACTTAATAAATTTTTATTTATATCTGATGGAGTTACATCATACGTAGAATAAACTTCAGCATTAGTAAAACTTTGTGACCTGGCATATTCAGCAATTCTATCAAATTTTGAAACACTGTCTGAAAGATTTCCACCAATATCTATATTAACATTCATTTCATAAAGTTTGGTTTCATTCGAACCAGATTCTATAACATAATCAATACCTGCAACAATACCTGCACAACTAAATTCAGGCCAACCCCCAGCACTTGCAGTTACATAATTTAAATAACTTGTAATTATATTCTCTACTGACACAATTTTCTCCTATATATATTAATAAATATCGTTTATATCAAAATTTGATGCCCAAACATTTACTTTTGGAAATGATACATTTAACCCTACTCTTGGAATTGATATATTTAAAAAAGAACATAAAACTTCCCAACCTTCTCCACCACAGATATTCATTACTAATAAATCATCTGGTCTATTCTTAAAATATTCTTTTATTTTTTCGTATTTTGAATATTTCCATTTTAAGGATCCCTTAATTATATTGTCTCTATCTATTACCCACCTTTCATCTACCAAAGCTCTATCAGGTTCAATCCATTCTTCCCAATCTTTATTTAATGCTGGAGAACTCCAATACTCCAAACTTCTAATCCAACTCTCATCATCTCTTTCCAAAAGAATAAATTTACTACCAGGATATTTTTTATCTAATATTTGAACATCTATTGATTGCCAAGGAACATCTTGAAACGCATCATATTTATCTATTACGTTAAATAACATATTATAATCTCTTTCTTTATTAAATTTATTATTTAAAACATGATTACACCCTCGGTGGTTAAATCCTAAAATTTCATAAGCCCTTCCAAGGGAAGTTGTGCCAGTTCTCATTACCCCAACTTCAAAAATTTTCATCTTAAATACTCCGACATTCTATTATCCTTTCACTACAAGTTTTACATTTATTACACGGCTTACCATTTATTGGATACCAACAGGTCCAAGTATAATATAACAAATCATCAAACCCAAGTTTTTTTGCTTCTTCTAACATTTCCTTTTTATTAGTGGTTCTCAATGGTTGATTAAGTCCACTAAATATTTTTAAATCTTTATATTTAAATGATAATTTATCCACTTTCATTCTACCACCTTCTATTGAATCATCAAATACTTCATAAAACTCACCATTTATATGATCATTTGCCCAAAGTATTTCTAAACCAAATTGATTCTGGAATCTTGCAATCAAATCTGTATAAACTGGTAGCCAACCTTTACTTACAACTGTATCTGGTATCCACTCATTATATTTTTTTACTACACTACTTATTTTTTCATATTCTCTTATTGGTTCATCAATAACTATTGTACTGAATAATAACTCTTTAGAATTTGGTATTCTATCATATATTTTATTTCGTAACCATTCCATTCTTTCTAATTCTATTTCAGTTGATTTTCTTGGATAAGTATCACCACCTCTTTGTTTTACAAGTGGATTTGCATGATAACCACCATGATTTACTCTATCATCTATATAAATAGGTTGAACTGTTTTACCTTCCAATAAAAACTTGTAAACTAAAAATGTAGAATCATAACCACCTGTCCAAAATGTATAATGTATCTTTGGGGTCCATCCAAGTTCTTGACCTATTTTCTGAATAGGTTTGTTCCAATTCTCTACTTCCATCCAAACCTTTTTAATGTTCTGTTTTTTACATTCGTTCAACCTTGAATATACTAATTGTTTACCATATCCCCTATCTCTATAATCCTTATGAACATACAAATTACAAAATTGTTTATTCGGTGTATCAAACCACGACCAACCAATATATTTATTATCTTTTTCTATAACATAAAACCACCAACCATCTTTCAACCGTTTTTCTGAATCTTCAACTGACCACATTTGTTGCCAGTCTAATTCACTCTGAAATATATCTATTCCATCTTTAAGTTTTTGTCGATTAATTTTTATAACTTGTGTTATTTCAGGTGTTACCTTAACTGGTTTATAGTCTGATAAATTATAAGTAAATTTAATCATTTATCAAACCCTTCATGTAATATTAAATTTTCTATATCACTACAAAAAA